CTTTGCTATTTAACGTAATCCTTAAATGGTTTAATTTTACGCTTACTTGACTTAATCCACTTATCAAAAACATCCTTTGAAACTCCAGTTATATTTCCGCAACCTCTCCATCCTTTTTCATAATTAGATAGATATGCTTTCTTTGCATCTGACTTGCTGGAGAATCCGTACATTATCTTATGCTCATCAAACGTACCATCTTTATTAACCTGGTCAATAACGTAAATCTTACCATCAAAATTATCAAGGTCTGCAGAATCGTTTATAAATACGTCAATATGGTCTTTATCCTTTCCTAAAGTACCAAGAAAATAACCATACGTGTTATTCATCCGTATGCTCCATTTCTTTCCATCTTTATCCACACCCCTGCGATAACTTCCCTTGGGATTTTCAATAACGTACTTATAACCACCGAATGATACATGGCCTTTCTTATAGTTTCCTGCGTCAATCTCGGCTTTAGTTGGAGTGCGATTGGTTTCCTTTTTTAGCAGCCGATAATCTCTGCTTAAAGGTCTCTCCCTCACTCAACTCATCATCCTCAGCTTTCTTGACTTTAATGTTAAGTTTGATTCCTTGAAGTTTCTTATTCTTTGGAACAAACTTCTTTGGCTTGGTGAATGATAGCGTTTCTTCATCCCAATCCATATTCGGGTCTTTATATCTCAAAGTGCAACGACAATAAGGATGAACTGGAGCAACAGTGGGCAATAAATTATTCGCTTTTCTACCAATATTATTTCCGTTTGCTATAACATCACTTAGTTTGAAAATAATAGGCTGACTATCTTCATCGTCAGGGTCTGTGAGGTAAAGTTCACGGCAATGCTTACACGCTCCCCTTAAAACATCAAAATAAACTTCTACGTCATCGCCATGGTCTCGGAATATAGCACGAGCCCTGCCGTAATTATAAGCATTTTGCAATATGTAATACGATATTCTTAACCAATCTCTTTCCCAATCTTCGGTTGCGTGACCTAATTCGCTTGCCATCTTTGCGGCTGATTGTCGATATTTAACAGCATCAACCGCCTTTTGTTTAATAATCTTTCTTATCTTATTCTGCTGGCGTAAATTGGCGCGTACAATGATATTTTTCGTACCCTGGATAATTCTACTACCTAAACCGCTTATATCATTGTAAGACTGGTTTTTTACTTGCTCAAGAACAAATTCCTCTTCCTCAGTAAGCGGAACAAACTGACCAGATTTAATAAACTTTTGGAATTGTTTATAATCCATTTCCTTTGCTCGCTCATCGCCAATCGCTTCAGCAAGTAAACCAAAAAGATAAGCCTGCTCTACAATCCCTTGATTATTTGTAAATTTCGTCAAATCTATTCCAGCGGCAGTTAGGATTGCCCTATCATTAGGTGAAAGATAGTTTAACCCCAACTGCTCAGCTATAAACGTCAATTGATGACGTTGTAGAATAGAGACAATATCTTGTATTTGAGATGTTGTAAATATCATATTAGTAACCAGCCGTATCTACATTTGAATAAAGCACCATCTTAATATCTTCTGACGGATGAACTGTTGCTAACTTACCAAGGTCTCTACCTCCGTCAAAATCCCTCAATCCGTGATAGAATGGCTTTAAATTACGATTATTTTTATTATTGAGAATAAGATGCAAACCTCCAGATGGAGTTTCGTACTCTCCAACAACTTTAATACCAAGAGAATTTAAACGTCTTTTGGTTTCATCCCAAACGTTTACTTTTTTACCACCTATCGTTGCGGTGCTATCTCTCGTTGTATCAATATCAAGAAGAACTCTTAAACGCTCATTTTTCCATGCTGGTCCAGTCTTAGGCATACCATACAAAATCGCTTCGGCATTCTTAACCCTTGGGTCATTCGGGTCACTAAAACGCGCTTTAAACTTTCCTATGTAATTATTTACCTGACTCTGAGAACGACTATTGATGGAAATATACGCTCTTGCGTTATTATAAGAACAAATCTTGATTATATCGTTTTTCAAACTATCAAGTTCATCTGCTGAATGAATAAGATAATAGTCAAGATACTCTGCTCCGCTATGATAAGAACCCTTTTTCTTTCCTGCTGCCTTCCAAGCGTCAGCGTCAGGTTTATCCTTATTGTCTTTCCAACGCTTAATAATCTGAACAAAGTAAACATCATCAGGACTTTTGAAATCCATATAATCTCGCAGCATTTCAAAATTATCTACAATCCGCTTATCCTGATAACAAACATTATCGTTCTTCAATTCCGATTCTGTTATTGCATCACCATCTATCGTATCTCCAGCGTCATTACCATCATAAAATAAACGCCAATGTCCGTTAGGAGTGCGACGCAGCATCATTTTACTCTTATCGGTATAAGACTTATCTATGCCAGTAAATGCTTTCTCAAGAGCCTTAAAACCATGCAAACCATTAATACCCTTACCTTGTATTACACGATTGTTTTTAACTACATGCCAATCGAATTTACCTGGAGAATATTCAGTCCAGACATATTGCTTGCCGTTGATAAAGAATAGGTCACCTACATTATGAGCCTTTTCTATATCAAGCATCATATCATTGACTTCGTCAAAAAGTGCTTTACTAAAATCATCTTCAAACGAAACAGATGGTTGCAACTCATCGCTTTGAAAAGATTTTTGCAAACGTTCTAAAACCAAACGCTTTCTTTCTTCTATCGGATTATACATAATATTGCGATTTTATAAATTCATTTCGTTTTGATTGCATCGGCTGTTGCTTTAGCAAGATATTTAATCACCTCACCTACGCCTTCAGCGACACTCTTACTCCAAGCCCTTATAAAAGCATTTTCGTAACTTGTTACCACTTTATAAGGACTTGGAATAAAATGAGAATCTTTATCGTGAGTATGTTTAGGCATGTTTTGTTAATTCAGACTTCTTATTATTCAAGTATTTTTCCGCTTCAGCCTTTGCTTCTTCAAATGTATATAAATCATATTTCTTTCGCTTCATATAATCAAAAGAATAAGGAAATGTTTTGGCTCCAAGTTCACCATCTATTTTAATACCTATAATCCTACCGCCAAAATCTTCGTCTTTAACATCTTCCCACTTAGCATTTACAGAATCGCTTAATTTTACAACGCCAGAACCATTAGTTGTGATTTTTAGAGTTATTGAACCAGTATCAGCTTTCTTACCGCCATTACGTGCTGCAATTACATCTGCATGATTCTTTTCATAATCAGCAACCTGCTTCTCCAACGCTTCACGTTCAGCCTGCTTAGTCTTAGCCTGCATTGAAGGTTTCTTTAAAAGACTTTTTGTAGTTACATATTCTTGAAAACCCTTCATTTCAGCGTAATCCTTGAAACCAGCATCTTGAGCAATCTTATCTCTTGGGTCTGTTTTTGTTGTTTTATTAGACTTTATTGGAGTTATTTTAGCGTCACTATATTGTCTCAAATAAGATTCAATATCGCTATTTTTCATCCAAGCTGAACCTCTATCCATTCCAAGAGCATAGAACTTCACATGATATTTCGTTGAACCATTATCATCTTTAGAATCGCATCCGCTTAAAATTTCGGTTACAGCATTTTTATTTTTAGAAAACTCCTTTGAAGTGACAAATTCATTATCAGTATCATTAGTTTTCTTATTGGCATTTGCGCCTTCAATCTTTACACCAGCAGTCCTCAACTCTCTCTCACTCAACTTAGAGCCATTAAGAATAATACCAGTATTTGCGCCATCATAATCAATAGCCCAATTACCATTATCTGTTTTGAAAGCAACGACTTTCTTGATATCGGTGTACTTACTACTTGACGCTGTTAACAAATCAATGACTTTCTTAGCAGCTGCTTCAGACTTTCCTGACTTCTTACGTTCATTGATAATATCGGTTGCCCATTTCTTTTCTTGGTCTCCTGCCTGAATTTTCCCCTCTACGATTTTCTGAAGAACATCGTCTGACGCATCTTTGAAATCCTCCTTGAATTTCCTTTCATTATCAGACTTTGTTTTCTTGTCCTTTAATCGCCAAAGCGGTTGACCTTTAGCATTAAGTCCATGAACGTAATAAGTTCTGCCGTTGAAATCTTTTTCATCGCCTACGTTATAAGCCTTTTCAACTTCCTGATTGGGAACCTGAAATTCATTATTAAACGATTTTTCAATTTGACCAGCGACAAACGCTCTGTGCTTTTGAATTATATTTTCCATATGACATATTTTTAAAATTTCAATCCTAAATCAATTGTATATCCATATTGGTCATCCAACCTTATACCGCTTACTCCTATTAGATATTTTTGACGCAAATCTATTCCGAATTGAATTTTATTAGTTTTCAAATCTACAGATGAACCTAATATACCATAGAATTGTATTGTTTTGATATTGTTAATCGTGCGAACAGTCTCTACAGTAGTCCTTATAGGTCTAATCTCTGAACGTGCTTTAGCAAGCGAATTTTTGGTTATATCTAAATTAACTTTGAAAATACCTGCAGAATCATTAGAAAAATCCAAATCGTAATTGCGTACACGATAATAATCAGCAAGTATAGCAAGAGTATCAACCTCAAGAGTGTGTTCAATAATTTTATAAACAGTATCTGTATTCTCAACCAAATAAGGAACTGGCTGAGGAATAGTGTCGTGAATAGGTGGTAACTGCTCTGTTTTCCATTTCACAACTTCTTTTTCAACTTCTATCGTATCGGCATAACCCTTACCAACTAAATATCCTATAAAGAATATCGCAACAGCTGCTACGATTGAGCCTAAAGATATTGTAAATTTTTTATTCATCCTTATTTGATTTTATAGGTTTCTTAACACTTAATCGTCTTTCATAATCAGCAACCAACTTCTCAAGCTGATTTATACGCTTAATATTCTCAGCATTTTGCTTATCGGATTCTTCCCTAAACTTATTATATTGTTCAAGCAACTCCCCGTACTTTCGTCTATCTATTTCATGCTGACGGTCATAATCATCGCGTATCTCATTTAATTCCTGACGAAAACTTGAAACTATCTCATTTGAAAGTTTACGCTCGTTTTGAAATTCTTCATACAGATTATCATAACGCTCTTTCCACCAAGCGTCTTTATTCTGCATTTCAGCATTTAAAACATCGTAACGATTTTTCCAAAATTCATCACTCTTAATGTCGGCACTTGCCTGCTGTTCCTTTACTTCGGCATTATACTTACGTTTTTCTACAAAGTGCATTATGACAGCATAAAGTATGCCACCAGTACCAAATAGCACACCCATCATACCCCAAAAGCCGTCATTCATCCATTCCATAGTTGTATTCCATTTTTCTTAATTTTAACTTAGCCAACTTTGCGCTTTGATTATATTTAATGTAATCGTAATTTGAACGCAAACAGCGTATTATTTCATCAGCAAAAGATTTAATAAGTTTATCGAATGCTAATTGATATGTCTCCCAATCTTGCTCGTTGTTTTTAGTGCAAAGATAAATTATCGTTTTTGTTGAAGCACTAACTTTATTAAAAAACTTATACCAATCACTATCATCGGAATCAACGAATTTAAAATCTCTCCATTTAATAGTCGGTGTAAGAATATCTAAAGTATTGCTTAAATTGTAAGCAAAATCTCTACTGATGAACGAACACTTACGATTCAATGTCAAGCCGCAACCATTCTGCTTATCTCTAAAGAAATCTATTGCTATCGCCATCCCATAAGTATGATGTTTAGCAAACAGCTGTTTTAAATAGCAAGTTGAGTTTACAACAACCTCTATTTTGCGGCTCCTTAATTCTTCGGCAAGGGCATCGCGGAAATCCCGTGATGCCTTATCGAAACAGCGCGTTGTTAAATAAACTATCTTACACATATTATTACACAGTTATATGCCAAGAAAGAATAATATGATTATAAGTAGTATATGTCATATTCTCTTGAGGCAGAGAAATTTTAAAAATAGTTGTCTGTTTTACTGGTAATCCTTCTTTACTTCCGTTTCTTGTATAACCATATATATCTAACTCCCAAGAAACACTAAAAGTAGTTTTTCCAGCTGCCGATAATGCTGCTAAACCAGCGGATGAAAACGTTACCATAATTTGAAGATTACATGGTGTACGTCCACCCCTATTTAATATAGCAGCCGCATTTGCCGCATAATACCTACTACCCATCAAATACAATGGATTAAAAATAACTGGAATAAATCCAAGAATTGCTGGAGGATTCGGTGAGTAAGAACGAACAGCAACCCTATAAGGATTCCAAGGATAAGAATCATCCATAGAGAATATTCCATCAGAACCTTCATTTAAACAAAGTCCTACGGCATATTCAACATCCATGTTAATATCGTAATCAACTCTCAAAATATCAGTCGGAACAACTCCATATTTTGAAATCTTGTCTGCATTGACTGTATAATTATTCAAATCATCGCTCGTTATATGAGTAACGCGATAAAGTAATTTTCTGAAAGCATCAAAGATAGTATCTTCATAACTAATGTCTTGACGTGAGCCGTAATCGCTCATCGTACCACTACCCTCTTTGATAAACAACTTATCAGACCATTTACTCAAATGACGAATGATTGCATCAAGTTTTCCTATTGCTGTAGTTATAGTATCTTCAGCAGCAGGATAAACGTCACCAGATGGCACATTGTACGGATTCGGTAATTTAATTCCGTCTGAAATAAGCAATTTCTTTAACTTATAAACAACCTTTTGAAAAGCGTTTGTAATATTATCACTCTGATTAACATCGCCAGGAACTCCATTGGTATTAAAATTCGCTCCAATGGATATATTATTTCCGTACTTAAATTTATTAACCCATCCGTAAATATCGTTCAGAATACTCTTTAAAGTCCAACCAACAACTGGCTGAGATGGTGAACCAGATGGAGTAATAGCAGAAGGCAATTGCTTATCATAAATCTGATTTGGAGTAACCTTACTATCGGTGTAATTATAAGCATCTTGACGAACAGCATTATTATCTGCAGCAAGATTATCAATCTCAGCTTCTATTAACGCAATCCGAATTAGATAAGAATCATAACCAACTACGCCACCGCTTTCATCTTTTACACTACCTATATAAGCACTTGCACTGAAAAACAATCCGTTATTCCAAGATATGCTATTTCCGCTTACATTAGATATAAGGTTGGCTAACTTAGTCTTAACCCAACTTATAACACCGCTATTATTGCGGTGCATTAAAATATAATCCTTATCCTTATTCAAAGACGCTGGAGTTGTCTGCTCAGTAAAATTGAAAAGCAATCTTCCGTTTTCAGCATCCCAAACTCCAGTAACACCATCAATCAAAAGGTTTGTAGAGTTCACATAACTCTGAATTGAAGCAACAAGGTCGTTTACTACATAATTAGAGTGAACGTCAACATACCAAATCTTGGTCTGCGTAATCGCAATAGCAAGAGTACCAATATCAGTAAGATAATAGAACTTACCTATTGGTAATCCACTTTGAGCGGCAGTTGTTAGCGCAGATAGAGTTGTATTGGTTACAGACTGAGGTGTTAAAGCATCCCATTGACCAGTTGATGTGTTATAAGTCCTATGGGTGCTATTAGCAGTATCATACCAAATAAGTTTCGTGTTAGTTGGAGCGGTAGCAGCAACCCATAACGCTGCTATCGTTCCTACATTTTTTGTATCACCTTGTGCCATATTATTCTTTATTTATTGATTCTTCTTTTTCAAGAAAACTCTCAAAAGCCTTTACGAAAATGTTGCTATCGGCTTTTTCTTCTTCGTTACTGGTATCTTCCTCAGACGATTCTTCAGATGCTTCCTCATCCTCGTTATCACCATTCTCATATTCTTCAAAGGGATTCCAGTCTTCATCCTCATCATTATTTTCTTCGTATTCATCAAACGCATTACCACCGCCCTGCATCTGCTGTTGCTGTTGAGTCATTTCTGCCTGCTTCTTTTGATTATACGCTTGGAAGAATACAGAATTTTCAATAAGGTCGCCAACTTCTTCAATAGGCTCCATATCCCACTTTTCACGTATCTCGTTAATCGTTGCGAATGAATTTATTTTCTTGGTATCCATTTCAAGTTCTTTTTCAATAGTCATTCCGTTCAATCCCATGAATACGAACTCAAAATCAGGATTTATTTGCTCAACGATATACTTGTTAATCTTTCTCTGAATGAATTTCAGAATAGGATACAAACCCTTATCTTTTGAATGCTGCAATCTCTCTGCTTGACTTCCTTCAAATAAACCACTATTTCCTCCGCTACGACTAATATCCCAACCAATTTCAGTGGGGTCTATTGAATAAATAGCGCAAGCGAGTTTAATAAGGTATTCCATCCAAGACGTGTATTCCATGTCTCGGTTGTTCTTTTGAAGGTCAATCCAATCTACATCTGCCTCAACAACTGGCGTTTTCCAAGACTGCATTACACCGCTAATCATGGCCTGCCATTGTTGCTTAAATTGTTGAAGCGTTTTATCGTTCATTCCGCTCTTAATTCGCAACAAACCCTTTGGAGCAGAACCCTGACTGAAGAAACGTCTATTATATTCATCACCCCAAAGTAAGGATGTGACAACGTTGATTAAATCTTCAAGTTCAGAACATCCGTAACCATTAGCATTGATAAATGTACTTGGATTACGAACACCAAAGCATAATTCCCAAGGATAAAACTCATTAACAACAGCAGATTGATAAACCTGAACATATTGAGGATAATAGCCATTAACTTTCTTATCAAGATTTTTTAGGTTTTCTTCTGCATAAACACCAGAACCCAGACGATGAAAAAAAGAATTTTCATAATCGGTACGAAAGGCACTTTCAGCCATACGAAAAGTCGAAGCATCTGTTGCTACAAAATATTCCAACTTTCCTCTGCGATTACGAACACATTCAAACGTCATTTGGTCAAAGGTTAAAGAATCTTCAACTATCTTACGAATAAATGTATCAAAGTCATCGCTTGTCCAAGAACTTTGACCTCCGCAATTCATGATAAAATCGGTAATAGCGTTTGCTATCCTTTTATCCTTATCATCCATCTTTTGGTCAACGCCCATCTTAGGCTTTTTGCGAATCACAAATCCAGTATTGTATCGGTCAGCCTGAGGTTCAGCAAAATCAGCTATTTGATTTTTTCTGGTCTTGATGATAGAGTTAATAATCGGTGTTTTCGACATCCTACGCAAAGTTGTGTAAGTTAGCGAAAACATCTTGTCCTTGTAACCCAAATTAGCACTAAACTGCAATGGGTCTATAAAATACGCTTTCGCGTTTTCTTGCGGTCTATTTTGAATTTTTGTTATAGTCTGAGCGGCTGCAATCATATCAGTAGGATTATCTGATTTAGCAGCCTTTTCTATCAGCCTAAAACGCTTGGCAACCAACTTCTGTTCTGCCATTTCCACCGCTTTCAATTGGTCTGCATATGAAGGCATTTTTACAATTTTTACGTTATTTATTTTAACGACTTTATAACTGTTAA